GGCAATCCGCGTACACCGGGTCAAAATAAGCACGGCGAGACCGACGACGTTCGACTTCTTTCGGACCTTGGTGAGGGCGGTACTTGCTGCGCTGGCGGAGCTTGGGGTGTGCCCAATGTCCGTCCTTTTCACGCTTGTAACCAGCCACACGAGTCTTGGCGACCACATTATCGCGGACAGACACTTTAGGATTGGCTACAGTCAAGGCGAGCTTGGCTCTGGCCACCATTCCAGCGAGAATGGACTTACCGCTAGGGCGGATTTCGTTCATGATGGATCCCTCTTCGAAGTTGCGAGGCCAGCCAGCACGGCCAGCAGACCAACGAGGCGCGCACTGATCGAACGCTCGCTGTAACCATCTGGCTCCTTCTTGGCAGGCGCAGCCGGGATTTGGTCCAGGATGTCGTGCATTTCGCTGATGGTCTTGTGGCGATCATCACAACTCTTGGAGTAGTACTCCTTCATGCTCTTTTCGGAGTCGAACTTCTTTTGCCACTCCGCGTTCACACGAGCCAGTTCTTCTTGGTGAAGACGTTTGACTTCGTGAATCTCGACCTGACGAGCCTGGGTGAGCTGGTCACGCAGGTCTTGAATCTGGGACTGGGCTTGTTGCAATTGTGCCTGCAACTCGGCTTTCGTAACGATGGCCATGGTGGCTCCTTTCAATATGAATATTTGCAGTTTGGGTCAGTGCAGGGGCTTGGAAGAGGCTGCGGCCTTCAGGGTCGCGATCTCGGCCCCTGGTATCTGGCGCAGGCGCGCACGGCATCGGATCGGTTTCGCATGCCGGTCGTGTTGCGGCCGCACCCAATCGCGGTGCAGCGCCGACTGCATGTTCGGTGCGGCGTCGAAGAAATTGCGGCCTCGCTCGATGAGACGCCGCAACAGGCGGCGGCGGTCATCACGTTCAACAGCAATTCCGGGGCGGACGCCTTGATGGCTGGCATCCCGACCGTGGCGACCGATCCCGGCTCGATGGCCTGGGGAATGGCGGCGCCATCGATCGAAAGCCTGCGCTTGCCGGCGCCTGAACCCGAAGGCCGCACGGCATGGGCCGCACGTCTCGCCTGGTGCCAGTGGTCGCCAGAAGAACTCGCTGCCGGATCGTGGTGGATTCGAATGAAACAAGCACTGGAGACCATCGTATGCGAATCCTGACACATGAAACAGTGGCAGCCCTCGACCTTTGGGCCGCGGACAACGCCAAGATGTTCGCTCAGGATCCGGTTGGTCAGGTCCGCCGGGACCCAAACGCACCGGGCGGCAAGCGCATCATCCTCGACCGCGAGTGGATCGTGCAGCAGATGTACAATTTCACATTCAAGGATGAGCACGATTACATCGTCGCGGCCTTCCGTGGCCACCTCGTCGACGATCCGGTCAGTCTCGCGGCGTTCGATGCCATGGCTGTCGCCAAGTTCACCCCGCGCTCCGATGAGGTATTCGCGGCGCTGCTTGAGGAAAAGAAACCCGCCGGTTACGTAGCGAAGGGAGCCTGAAATGGCACTTGCAACTAGGATTTCCAATGCTGCCGCCCGCGCCATGTGCGATGCCCTGGTTGATCTGGTCGACGGCGGTGCCGGCGCCGGACTTTGCCGGATTTACGACGGCACCCAGGCAACCGACCCGGATACCGCTATTGGCGCCCAAGTCCTCCTGGCCGAACTGACCTTCAGCGATCCAGCGTTTGGCGCTGCCGCTGATGCCGCCCCGGGCGGACGAGCCACCGCCAGCGCCATTACTTCGGATTCCTCGGCCAATGCGACCGGCACCGCTTCGTGGTTCCGGGTCTTGTCCAGCACCCCAACCGCGATCTGGGATGGTTCGGTGGGTACCGGCACTCATGACATGGTGGTCAACACGACCGCCTTTGTTTCCGGTGCCGAGGTGGCCATCACGGCTTGGACCGTGACGATGCCGGAGAGCTGATAGAATGGCAAATCTTGTCCGTACTCGCTCGGCACACTCCGACCGTCTAGAGCGATGGCTTGGGCCAGACCTTCATCGTATCTCGACCTCGATGCGCGGTAATGACCAAGAGCGCCCGCGCTGGTATGGCCCGCCGATTGGCGTCGGCAACACACCGGGGAAGGTTTATGCGACTGCTGATGGTGATTTTGTCGGCTCGGTTGATTGTGGACATCTTGGCGGTTTGTTTGAGTACCAGATTGATAAGCTGACCCACCGCTTCAAGAAATGGCAGCGCCGCCAGACGCGAGGGATGCAGCTTAATGCTGGCTTCTCGTCACTCTCCGACCTCATCTCGGAGGCGACGGCTGGCGCAAAGCAGCGCATTTTCAACTTCCAGAAGTCCGGCCCCACGGGTGTGGTCGGTTCTTGCCATAGCCTGTGGCGCGTTGGTGCTTGGCCTGCCGCTGGCGGTGCCGGCTCCGCTGCCCCAGGCGGTCGCGCGCCCAATGACAGCACGACGGGAACCTTCCCGTTCTCGAACCCGTCAAGCGGTGACACGCAGCATTTCGTGCGCGGCGACATCACGTCATCCCTGGCATCGTGCCTGTTGCTCTATGATCGCATCTTTGATGTCGCCAAGACCATCGCCTCCACCGCCAACGAAGCCGTTACCGGGGTGCCGACACGCTATCAATCCAGCACGCCCGGCGATGCGGATTATGCCGGCGGCAACTTCCTGGTCATGGAAGTCGGCGCCACAGCCTATGCCAATACGGTCCATACTTGGGGCGTGGCTGGTGGCTCGAACGAATGCCTCTACCGCAACCAAGCGGGCACGGACAATTCCATCATGCCGGTTCTGGCTGGCAACCCAGGCGCTGTGGCGACCATTGCCGACCGGCTCGACATGCCGAATGGCACTTGGTTCGCGCCGCTCGCGACTGGCGACACCGGGATTATGGATCTTGCGCAAATGCGGTGCTCGGCATCGGTTGCGACCGGCGCCCTCAACTTCGTGATTGGCCATCCCATTGCTTGGATGCCGTCGCCTCTGGTCAATACTGGCTCGATCATCGACGGCATCAATTCGGCCTTCAATCTCGCCAGGATCTTTGATGATGCCTGCCTGGCCTTCCTGGAGATCCAGCGGGCATCGACCACCGCAGTAACCTATAGCGGTCAGATCACGACCGTCGCGGGCTAACCGTCATGCCGTTTATTGTCGGCAGCGGAAAAAGAAAATCAGCCGCGCAGTTCGGGTGGTGGTCAGGTACGCATGACCCTAACCCGCCGATCCACTTGGAGAATGTCAGCACACCGGTAACGGGCACGGTCGCGCAAACGCTGCCGAGACTATCTCAGGCGGCGACCGCCAAGGAAGCGATCGGCGGAACGGTCTCGGCGACCCTGCCGAAGCTGACGCAGGACGCCGGCGCCAAGGAGCGATTTGCAGCGTCGGTGGCACAGCAGCTGCCAAGGCTCGCGCAGGCGATAAACGCGAAGGAGGTGCTCGCCGCATCCGTGTCGCAGGCATTGCCGGCCCTGCAGCAATCGGTGGCGGCCAAGGAGAAGATTGGCGCGCTGGCTGCGCAGGTGCTACCGAGGCTGGCGCAGTCGGCATCCGCGGCGGAAGCATTCAGGGCATCTGTCACCGCCACCTTGCCGAGATTGGTCCAGGCGGTTGGGGCGAGTGAGATCGTCGCGGCTTCGGTCGCGCAAGTGTTGCCGAAACTGCAACAGGCCGCCCTGTCCGGAAGCATTCTGCGAGCCACCGTTAACCAGACGTTGCCATCCCTTGAGCACACGGTGGCGGCGCTGGAATCCTATGCGGCTTCCGTCGGCACCGTGCTTCCGTCGGTGCAGCAGTCGGCCGCTTCCAGCCAGATTGTTGCCGGCATTGTCGGTCATGTTCTACCGAGGGTCCTACAAGCGGTTGAATCCAGTTCCACTGCGCCCGTCACCACCGGCGCCATCGCCCAATTGTTGCCCATACTAGTCGAGGCGATTTTCGCAACGCTGCATGTCAGGGTGATAACTGGCACCCGGGCTGGCTCTAAGCAGATCGGCCTAAGCCGCCCGAGGGCGCAACAGATGGAACGAGCCGCCATCGCCACCGCTACCCGCCGCCGATCCGATGCTGGCGGCACAAGACCGCGCCAAGCGCCGAACGCCCGCCGCTAGAAACCACCGGGAACAATCATGGCCCTCATTCTCATCACCGCGCCGGTTGCGGAACCGATCAGCTTGACCGAAACGAAGGCGCAACTCCGCGTCGATAATACCGATGAGGATACTCTGATCTCGGGCCTAATTGCGGCCGCAACGGCTCATCTTGACGGCAAAGACGGCATGCTCGGCCGCTGCCTGGTGCCGCAGACGTGGGAGCTTGTGCTTGACGCCTTCCCATCGGACGGCATCGAAATCCCGCTGCCGCCGTTGCTCTCGATCACGTCGGTTACATATGTCGATACCGCAGGCGTCACACAGACTGTTTCATCTGATGATTACGAGGTAGATACCGCGAATGAACCTGGCTGGGTTATGCCTGGCGATGCCGGCTGGCCATCGACAATGGACACCATCAATGCGGTTCGCGTCAGGTTCCGTGCCGGCTATGAAGGTGACGAAGGCGCCTCGCCCGCCGGTGCGACCGGCGTCCCGGTCGCCATCAAACTCGCCATGAAACAGATGATCGGGCACTGGTTCAACAGCCGGGAATCCGTGGTGGTTGGCGTCTCCGCTGCCGACATGCCGCAAACGGCCGACATGCTGCTCGCCTCCTATCGCATGTACTGGTGCGCCTGATGCGCGCCGGGCAACTCGACCGCCGGGTATCGTTCCTGACGGTCACCGAAACTCAGGATGCCAGCGGTGGGCCCGTCGAATCCGTGGCGGTTTCGTTCACAGTTTGGGCCAAGAAAACCGACCTCGCCGCGCGTGAATTCATCGCAGCGGCACAGACCAATGCCGAGATCACCACGAAATTCCTGATCAGATACCGCGCCGGGATCACCCCGCAGATGCGGGTCCGCTACAAGTCGACCGATTACGACATCGTCGGGGTGCAGGAGACCATGATCGGGCGGCTCGACGGGCTGGAAATCCTGGCGAAGGCACGCGTCTGATGGCGCTTAAATCGAGCCGGGTCGGTGGCTTCGTCGAGGCCCGGGCGCTTCTGAAACAGCTGCCGCCGAACATCGAGAAACGCGTCCTGCAGCGCGCCGTCAATGCCGGGGCGTCGGAAATCAGAAAAGCGATCAAGGCCGCGGCGCCGGTCGGCAACAAGCCATCGACGGAGTCCGCCAAATATGGCCGCCTGAAACAGAATATCCGGGCCATGCGGTTGCGCAGGGTCAAGCGCGGATCCAAGGGCGCCCGGGTTTGGACCCGCTTCGCCTTCTGGGGTTATTTCCTAGAATTCGGCACCAAGACGCAGCCGGCCCGGCCCTGGTTCGAGCCGGCCGTCGCCTCCGCGCAGGGCGCCGCTTTCGACAAGATGCGCGCCGCTTTGGTGGCCGGGATCGAGCGCGAAGCCAACCGCCTCGCCGGCCGGCTCGGCATCAAGAAATCACGCTAGGGGTCATCGGACATGGCAACGCTCGGTGAAGCGGTGGTGGCGCTGCTAACCGGCGGCAGCCCGCCCGTGATCACAGCGCCGCTCTTTGCCGGGCGCGCGCATCACAGCACGAGGGCGCCGTTCGTCATCTATCAGCAGCCCGGGCGCGACGGCCTCACCGACACGCTCGACGGCGCCGGAACGCTTGCCCAGAAAACGATCCAGATCGATAGCTACGCCACCACCTATCACGCCGCACACGCGCTGGCGGACACGATCAGGACGACGCTCAACGGCTATCGCGGCACCGTCGCGGTCGGCTCGGCATCGCCGCAACCGACCATCCGCATCGGTGCCATCCGGCTCATCAACGAAATCGACATCGCAGAAGATCAGACAGACCCGAAGGAATTCCGGGTGCTGCAGGAATACCTCGTCACCTTCGCCGAAGCGTGATCGAGGCCGCCTAACCGGGCCTTGGGCAAGCCACCACCCATAGCGCGCAACGCCAATCATCCAGCTTTAAGGAGCCCAAAGCCATGTCCGCTGCTCTTGAAACCCAAGGCACGAAACTCTACATCGGCAACAACGCCTCGCCGATCGTCTACACCCAGGTGAAGGAGCTGGTGAGCTTCCAGGCCTTCGACGGGTCCGCCAACGAAATCGACACCACCTCACTGGATTCCACCGCCAAGGAATTCCTGATGGGCCTGCAGGATTTCGGGCAGTTCGCCGGCGAGTTCAACTGGCTGCCGGAAGATGCCGGCCACATCGCCATGCGCGCCGCCAAGGCTTCCCGCGCGATCACGCATTTCCGCCTCACCATGTCGGACACATCCAAGTTCGAGTTCGATGGCTACGTGCTGTCGGCCCCGGTCAGCGGCGGCGTCGACGCCAAGATGGACGGCGGCTTCACCATCCGCATCACCGGCACCGTCACCTTCACCGCGGCGCCATAAACCGAAAGTCTCCACCCATGAATGCAGCGCATACCGGCGAGGTCGACGTCGACCTCGGCGGCAAAACCCTCACCATCGTGTTCACACTTCGCGCCCGCTCCCAGATCAAAACCGCGTTCGGCGACAAGGCGACACTCTCCGCCTTGCTGTCCGGTGAGGATCCGGAAGCGTTC